GTGGACATTGGCCGGCACCAGTCATGCGTCCTAGAACGAGGATCACGAACAGAGGCATTGGGGCAACGCTTCCAAGACTGGGGAATGTCACGCATCCAAATCAACAAATGCATATGATGATGATGATGGGACGAGCCATGCTCGATCACACCAACATGACGGACAAAGGAGGCGCAAGAAGCACCATCAGCGATAGCACGAGGCATACCGCAAGCCCGGGCAGACACCCGGGCAAGACGCCGAATATAACGGCGGAATTCAGTACCCTCACGCCACATAGCCTCAGAGTCGGCAACACGCGAGGGATCAACAGTGAGCGTAACAAAGAAAGGAAACCAGCCACGATCTCGCATATCTTCGCACTCTGAGCCAATACGCCAGAGCCACGCAGCACGGCGAGACTTACGGGCAGAACGCTCAAGAAAAGAATTAAACTCCGACTCAGCGTCGGAGATAGGAAAACCCCCCGACACAATACCTAAAGCGGTTTTGCGCTCCTGATATGTCATATCAGGTCGCAAACCAGCGTCACGCATCGAGGGGGGGTAATTAAGAACTCTACATGCAAGAAATGAAGAGACCTGAGCAGAGGCAGCAGCCAAATCAGCAGACCGAACATGCTTAGAACGCTGCATAAGAGCAAGATTAGAACGCATTTCGGAGACATAGGACATAGCCTTGAGCGACATAAAGAAAACCTCACAACCTGACGAAAACAAGGAAAACACAGAAAAATGAAAAAAGAAAGAAAAAAAGAAAGAGAAAGGGCCCCCCTCGCAAATGCCCTTTCTCAGAAATTCCGCTAAAGCGGCGGCCTAAAGGCCTTAATTTCTAGGAAAGCCCACCCTGCGCCGATGCTCGGGGGGCAAGAAAGAAAGAAAGACGCGCAGCGGGGGTCAAGCCCCCGTCAAGAAGCGCGGACCGCCTGTTGGCGGTCATTAAGCGGCGCAGACGCGCCGACAAAAGGCCGCAAGCGGCCAGACTGCTCAATAGGTTAGCAAACCAGTAATCTCCTGTTCAATAACAACAGGAAGAAAGAAAGAGACAGAAAGATAAAAGCAAGCGGGGAGAATACTAAAAGAAACGCCCCACTAAAGCTTGCAAAAAGAAAAGAAATAAAATAAAATAAAGTGACAGTCAGAAAGGACAAAAAATGTCACAAATAGAAATGAACTATAACAAAATCCATAACTGGAAAAAAAGAAAACAGACAGCACATAGAGAAATCATAAAAATGTGCAAAAAAGCCAGAGACAATGGAAGGGGAAACTTCCATGAAACAAAACTAAACGCATTCGAGATAGACAGAATAATCGAATTGCTAGAGAGGAAATAAAATGTCGGCAAGATCAGAAGAAATAAAGAAAGCACGACAAGAACTCCTAGAAGGAGTCATAAAAAAACATGCAGACCCCGAAACCGCAGACAAGCTGCTAAAACACATTGGGGCCATGCAAAGCCTAACGGCAAATGAGGCAATAAACCTCAGACTTCAAATAGAAATGTTTGAAAAATAACAAAAAAGCCTGCCCCCGAGGATAGAAAAGGGGACAGGCTCAACCATCAGTCAGATTGGTGACACTCACATAAACCAATCAGAACAAAAGGTCAACGGCCAGTACCAGTAGCAGCAGCACCAATCTCACTCATACCATTACCAATAACTGTAGCAGCACCAGCAGATTCGCCAAAAATGCGAGACTGAACGCCGTAAATCTCAGTGACCATCTTCCGAAAATCAGAATCAGACATAGAAGAAAGAGCGCGGGGGTCCATAGGATTAAGGCCGTACTTGTTGCCAATTGCTGTTCCAATCATATTGTCAACACCCATCTGGGCCATAATCCGCGCACGTTCCCAAGCAGGAGCTTGTGTAACGGCATTACGCAAAGCAGCGGGCAAAGTAATATTCTGATAGGTATCACGAGCAAGAGCGTTATTCATTCGGGCAATATCCGCCGACTGATCAGACGCATAATTAGAAGCACCCGCAGAAAGAGCAGAAGAAGTTATAGAGGCATTCGCGGCAGTTTGGGTCTGCTTAAGACCCATATCCTGACCACGAAGCGCAATCTGACGATCCATATTGCGCTGTTTCTCGTCATACTGCTGTTGTCGCCGTATACGCTCCAACTCAGCAGCTTGGTTGCCGAGAACATTGCCAACACCAGAAGAACCTTGGCCAGCAGCACCAGAACCAGCAATCTCCTGCGGGGTCAGACCCTTAGACTCCATGTACTCGAAGGAGTCACGCTGACCCGCACGATTGAAATGGCGGTTAATAGCACCGCCAGCAACAGAACCAAGAACGGCCTTGGCACCAGCGCCAATAGCCGCCTTAGAAAAAAGCGAACCAACACCAGCAATAATAGGAGCGAAAAAAGACATCAGGAAACCGCCGAAGCATACTGCGGCGGCTTAGCAATAAGACGCTGAACAGACAAAGACATAGCAACATCGGCAGCAGCCTCACGAGCAACCGAACCAAAGAAAATCAACGGATCACCATAGTGGGTATCACCCGAGTCAAGCGGGTTGATCAAAACAACCGTATCAATACACGGACCAGCACCAATCAAAGTGCATTGATTGGCTTCCTCAACACCAAGACCAGCAGTCCGATAACCAAAACGCCAAAGCGTATCAAGACCGCCAGTAGCATACCCACGGACACGGTAAGGAACCGCGTCACCATCAGGGGGAGGCAAAATCAGACAGCCAGCGGACATAACATTGCCAGCAGACTGGGTCACAGCAACCGGAAGGACATTCACACCGGACACACGCTGACCGACATCAGAGGAAGAACCAACATCCAGAGGATCAGCACCAAAGGCACCAGAAACGAAAGTAGCATTAACGAACCCGGTCCAGAACATATCACGATCAAAGTTAACAATATTGCTCATAGCATCTTACCTTGCTTGGGGAATTCGGCCTTAGAACCACGACCAGTCATTCCAGAGAAATACGACTCCAGAGAACCACCGATAGGAGACCGGGAGGACTCAGAAATATAAATATCGGCCATGTAGTCACCCAGCGATTGAGACCGAAAAGCAGGCTTAATCCGCGTGGCATCCTTAGCATTAGCAGCCGTGGACGGATATTCCATGTAGGGAAAACTATCACGCACATCAACAGCCTGACCAACAACATCAAAGCCAGAACGCCACTGCCAGCCAGCGGGAACATACCCAAGAGAGGTAGCATTAGCAGTCGGAGTCACCTCACGCTGTTCAAGATCAACAGGCATCATAGCCTCAAGCATCTCAGGATCACCAACAGTTTCAGCCCAAGAACCCGGCAAGCGGGAGAGAGGCGCACGGCCTTCAATAATCGGAGCAAACCGAATAGTCAGCATATACGTCAGAATACAATGCTCAGGACACACAACATTGCGAAGCTGGTGGTCAATATCGAAATCAACAAGAGACTGCCACTGACCAAGAGAAGCGCCATCAGTCGCAGGCATCTCACGAGGCGTCACACCGACCTCGATCTGGTCAACCATGCGCGGAACTTGGTCAACCTCGCGGGAACCGTCCGCGTTATACATCTCAGAAACCAGCTCCATGTAGCGGTTATAAGAAAGAACATCGCGCTCAATCGAAGACCGGAAGCGAGCCTGAATAGCAGCCAAATCACGCACGTCAAAATCAGTACCAGAAGCAACCGTGTAATCAGCAGTATCACCCGGATCAACATCGTAGCGACCACGGTTCCAAACATGCTGCAAAGGGACAGCAATATTGCCGTTATCATTCACGGCAGTCACGTCGGCATCTTCGGGCCACTTGTACCACTCATTATAGACACGCAGATAGGCGTCACGCCAGAACTGCGGAACATCAGTAACGCCGCCACCGTGGGAATAAGAACCAATGCCAAGGGCATCGAGAGCCTCAACAGGAATAAGCGGCGGAGCGGTAGCACCCGCCGGACCTTCCTTGAGATAATCGGGCCAACCGGACCACAACCAACGCAGAGGCGTAGAAAAAACACCTAGATGGGCATTAATGCGCAACGTGTCGCGCTCACGCAGGGACTCAAGCTTAACCGTTCCCTTCATATTGATATCTAAGGTTTCACCCGGCAGACAAATTTGTTGCCGAACACAATTCACACGGCCAATCTTGCCAGACTTGATCGTCTGGCCACCTCGATCCCACTTCATTTAGCAGACTCCTTCTTCATGATTTCCTTGATATCAACGGGGAGGCGATCCATAGCGGGTTCACCGCCAAGACCGCCAGAGTAGGCAAGAACAAGAGCCACCATCTGCTCAGGCTTCATGCGGCGAATTTCAAACTCCTGATGTAAACCAGACGCAGCAACAGCGTCAAAAGTGTCAGGCACCTTGAAGCAGGCAACCATGCGATTAGCAGGGGAAATGACAATAGCGATCACAGCAGCAGCATACTGACCGGGCAAGGGAACAGCAGGCATCCCAGCAATGGTCAAAGAGACTTCGATGACCGAAGCCAAAATAGAACGAACGCGGCGCGACTCATCGGGGGTCCAATGGGCATCTTGGGTCAGTAACTCCCAATCATCAGCCAAAAGACCATAAGAACGGTGCAACTCGCCGTAGGCATCGCCACGCGCCAACTGCGCAGCACCATAACGAAAAGCGGAATGAATATCAGGCATTGAGCCCTCCTAGATGTGAAACTTGACGGCGCATTTCTGCAGGGAAATCGCCAATTAAAGAACAGTGAGCGCGTTGAAGACGCTTCTCACAATACCCGCTTGGAGCGGGGAGGAACTGTGTTACCCAATCGTAAAATTCCGCTAAAGACATCCGATGTGGCCGCATTCCATCTTTCACGCTCTGCAGCATATCCTTGTAGGGCGCGCCATTCGCTTGGAGCCAACTCCTCGGGGCGGGTTGCTCTGAGTCCCACACGCGACAGAAATGCACCTGCTTCGCCATCGATCGCAGCAATTGACTCGGAACGCTGTGGATCGTCTGCAGAGAAACGCTCAGGGGGAACGACCTCGGGCGCCACATCAGTGCCTCGACCTTGGCCGCTGGTAGACTGTGAAGAAGGCTTCTCAACCGAGCCTTCCCCAGATCGCGGGTTGCTTTCACTCTGTGTAGCCATGCTTTATCGCCTTTCTCCATATATTTAGCAACATAACCGCCTGCCGCACGAGCAGGCATAACACGCAAGGGCTTGCCAGTCTTCTTGCGAACAGGCAGGCAAAAACCCAAACGAGACCACGCGTCACCCTCGTGACGGAAATAGATAGCCCGGCCAATACCGGGCAAAGAATTCGGCCAATACGTGGACATTGGCCGGCACCAGTCATGCGTCCTAGAACGAGGATCACGAACAGAGGCATTGGGGCAACGCTTCCAAGACTGGGGAATGTCACGCATCCAA